TTGCCTCCATAGACGGGCGGCTTTCGCCGCCCTTTAATGTTACAGTACCGTCGCGACCGTGAACGCATCGACCTGATACAGGTTGGGCATGGGCGCGGATTCCAACTGCACATAACGCGCCGAGCCGTTGTCAGCCGGCCACGAGAACGGGAAACGCGATACCGCCTGCAAGGAATGCAAGTTCTGAATCAGCCCATAATTAAATTCAGCCCTCGCCTGCGTGCTTCCCAACAACACCTTATTACTCGCCATAAGCGGCACATCTTCGCCGGTAATTGGGTCAGTGTACCACTCGTCGTATGAATACATTTTAACGACGCCGGACGGCAACATTAAATCGCCGTAGTAACTGATACCTTCCGGCAGGTCTGTCGGAGCGATACGCCCCATAGTGTAATTGATAATATTGAGGCGTTCTTTTACCTTCGGGTTGTCCATGACAGACCATGCCGCGTCACTTCCCATAACGCAAATGTCCGGCGCAATGCCGCAACGCTGGACGGCATTACGCCGCCAAGTATCAAGATCGCGCATAGGATCAGCGTCGGCGCTATTCCACAGCCCCGTTCCGGAAAGAGTTATAAGGTTCTTGCCGTCCTCGTAACCGAAGTCCACCTGCGTGTCTATGCCTTTACCTTTGACAACGACCTTTCCCGTCAGGATTGCCTCGGCGCACATTTTCTCCTCCAAGCGCACAATGCGCTCGTCGAGCATCGCCAAGTCTTGGCCCAGCGCCTGCGCCGCTCTCTGCGCGGGCGTCGAAGCGTTATAGACGTTTTCGCCAAATCCCCGCGTCAGTAATTCCTGCGGGCGTAACGTCGTCATCTCCTTGACGTAGGCGGGGGCTGTAACTTTCGTTTCAAACCCGTCGCGTTCCACGACCTCGGCATCGCGTATGGGCGAAACAAATACGGCCACCCTACGCTTACCACGACGGACATCTAATTCGACGTCCTTCGTCGTATGCAGGCGCGTGTTCCGAAAAAACGTCGAGTGAAAAAAACGCTTCGGATACGGTGCTTGTTCCAACGCCGCTATCATCATACGCGGTTCGTACATATTTATCATGTTATCCATCTTATACTCTCCTTACTGGTTCGGCGCCAGTCGGGCGGTTTTGAGAAAAATTGATTTGCCGCGCGCGCTGTCTATGGCCGCCGTCCAGTCAGCCACATTCGCGTCAGCAACAGTGAGACGGGGGCCGACAAACTCCCCAGTCATCCACGCTATGCCAACATTGCCGCTCTTTATATCCTCGGCAACGACCGCGTACACGTCATCCGTTACGCTCTCGTCATTAACGGTAACGGTGCCGCGCCACAATTTAACGGTATTATCCGTATCGCGGTAAACGATACTCCCCGTTACCAAGTCCTCACCGGCTATGACGTCCGTCGTTACGCGCGGGAAATCCCCCGCAAGTATTGTCGGCCATTCCAACCGTCCGATTGTATTGATTCCCAAATTAGCCATGCTTCACCTCCCTGCCGCCACCGGCTTTGATTCCGGACGTCATCGCCATAAGCAAGGCGTTCTGCCCATTGTCGCTGTCTTTATCCGCGCTACTGGCGGGGATTTCCCCTGCCTCTTTCGCGTCGGCCTTGTAGTCCGCCGCCGCTTTGCCCATCGTGGCCTTGTCCGCTTTGACAATCTGCAAGGCCAAGTTTGCGGCGGTGGTCGGATTATCGTATTTGGCGCTCTTGACAAGATCGGCATAGCCTGACGCCATACCTATATCGTCAATCGACTTTATCCGCGCACGCTCCTCCGCAACGCCAACCTGCTTAATGGCATTGTAGAGAGACGGATTGCTCGCCAATAACGCGGTCATCTGCGTTTCCGTCGTGGAGGCTTTTGCTTTCGCTTCCTCCTCCTCGTCGTCTTTCTCCTCGTCCTCTTTTTTGGACGCGGTGGCCTCTTCGTCCTCGTCGTCCTTTTTCGGGTTAGACATTACTGTCGCTCCTTTGTTAATTGTTGTAAATATATTATTATCATTTGACAATTCCGCAATAACGCTCTCTAAACTTCCAAGCCTGTCAGCCATACCAATATTAACAGCCTCGTCAGCAATAAGCACTCCGCCCTTGCCGTAATTCTCACCAATAAATGCGGCGTTAGTATTCCGGTTGCGCGCCACACTATTAATAAAAATATCCGCGAGCGCGTCAAGTTCGCTCTGTAACTTCGCCCTACCCTCTTCGCTGTTGGGGTCTTGCCGCTTGTCCGGCGACTGCGAACTTACAACCTCGTAATCCGTCAGCCCTTTCGCCTTCCGCGCCTCGCTGTCATCCGTCCACGTTGCCACGACGCCGATACTGCCGAGGAACGCCGTTTCATCTGCGATAATCTTATCCGCCGCTGACGCGATCCAATATGCTGCCGACGCGCACAGCCCGCTCGCGTATGCTATTATTGGCTTTGCCCCTCGCGATTCATAAATCAAATTCGCAAATTCATTTATTCCCGTAATATTCCCGCCTGGGCTGTCCATGTGCAGTATAATCGCCTTGACATCCGGCGCGTTAATGGCTTCGCCGAATCGTAACGCCAATGTATCAACGCTCGTCGCGCCGGATATATCGCTGAATATATCCGCGCGCGGGAATATCGGCCCGAATACACTTATTACCGCCACGCCGTCACGAACCTTTATCGTTCCGCTTTGCCGCCGCTCCATCGGTGTTGCCAATACCGTTTGCATATCCTTAATCTCGCGGCTGGCAATACCAATCATCAGATTCAAGTGGCGCGTATCAATTGCCCATTGACCGGTAAATATATAGTTGAGCACATGGTTAGGCTGCTTTGTCGACATTTTCCCCCCCTTGCGGCTTTGCCGCGCTAAATGCCGATTCATATTCCATACCCAACCCGCATTCCTCCGCCAATTTCTTTTCCTCCGCGCGTTGCCGTAATATATCCTTATAATCTAATCCGCGCTTGCTACACTCTATCTGTAACGACGACGTAAATCCCTTAATACGTATATTTGCGGCGGTGGCCTCTTTGACTTCATCAATTTGTTTCTGCGAATCTCCAACCCAATACGCGCCAGTATAAGCAAGGCGGCGCATCGGGTCAGTGAAGAACCCCGGCGCTCGTATACGGCCCAACATCACCGCCTCGGCGAGGAACTCGCTATATATCGGCTGATTGAAATTGTCCGCAAAGTCATCGCGCATACGGAGAACGGTTTCGTAGAATTCCAACTGCGCGGCCCTGCTCGCTGAATACGACGCGCTAAAATGATTAATCAAAACCTCAAACGGAATTCCCAACGCCATGCCGATCTGCTTCATGCAGGCGGTGAAGAACGGGTCGTATTGACTACTGGGCCGGTTAGCGTTCACAACATTTAATTCCTCGCCGGGCGCTCCATCAACCCACGAACCTGTGCCTAACTTATAATTATCCGCACGATTCCACGGCTCTTCACCTTCTTTGTATTGGACGCCGCCGCCAACAGCAGGGTCAAAAGTTTGCCGCTTGATAAATACGGTAAGCATGGCGTTCACAATCGCCGCAGATAACTCTGCCTCCGAATATTTTGTTACCTGTTTTATCGTGTCGATAACCGGCGCGAGGATCGGAACGCCGCGCGTTTGGCCGATACGCGCTATATCTACCAAGTGTAATACATTTCTGCGGCCCGTTTTCTCACCATAAATCACCACGCGCTTCCACGTCGGTGTTATTTTCGACGACGAAAAGAAAGTCGCGTAGGGGTGCGGCGTCCTTATATATATGGCTTTGGGTATGCCGGTGGTTGTCCGCTCTATGCCACCGGCGATCTCGGCGGTGTCCGGCAAGTCTCTATCATTCACCACCCGCTCGGCTTCGATGATGTGAATTCTCAAATCATAAGGCATAGGGATATTGCGCTTGTATGGCAACAGGACAAAACAGTCGCCGCTCACGAGTTTCGACCTGAAAGCAAGACGCTGTAAACCAACAAAATTTAACTGCCGCATATAATCGCAGTCTTTACTCTCCGACCAAATACGAAATTCGTACTGTGCCTTCTCTTGCCATTCCTGCGCTTGCTGTTCGGTCATTCCCAAAAAGTCGCGATCAATGGACGCCTGAAGCCGCAGCCCCGAACCGATGACGCCGGCGACAAGTTTTTCGATCGCGCCGGTGGCGGCTGGGGCGTTGCGCAATAAATCGCGCGAACGATCCCGTAAGGCCTGCAATGACAATAGCGTTTCAGCGTCCGCGTCGCCTGACGGCGCGAACCAGTCAGCCAACGAACGCTTATCGCTCGCCCCCATAAAAGGTGTTCGGCGCGTCATCGCGCGAAACGTTTTCGGGGCTGTTGTTGTTTGCTCAGTCATTTTTTAATCGTCTATTGGTACTATGCGGCGGATAACTCTCCCGCCGCCTGTTAAACTTGCTATAACATTATCCCATTCATCGCGCCCCTTGCGAATCTCCGCAAGGTTCGCGCGGGTCAAAGATTGTCCGCCGATAGTATATGACTGGCCCTGCAAGACAGCCTGTTCGGCTCTAACGTATAAGCCTCGCATTGTTTCGGCTTCGACCAGTCTTTCTTGGCGTGTCATTTTTTCCTCGCATATAATGATAATATAGATATAGATCGTGGCAATTATCATGCACCTTGCCGCTCCCACAGAATATAACACGAAAGGTTTAAAAACGTATGATATTTTTTTATGCACGATATACTATATCTTGCATAGTAAATCAAATTTATAATTATTGTATTTTATTAGTCAAGGGACGGATATGTTAATACCTGTGGGACGAGGCCGGTATGAGAGGGGTGCTGACGGCTTTTCGCCGGTTTTTGCGGTGACGTGGGCGACTTTGGGCGGGGTGCTGTATCGTTTTTCGAGCACATCCCATGATGGATTTAACTGCCTAATAGCGTTTATGTTATACACTCGCAAGTCCAAAGGCTCGTTTCGCGCGTCCTTTGGCTTCCACCAATAGAGTTTTTTGAACCCGTTTTGATACTTTGTCATGCGCCGCTCACAGATTAAACCCGCAAAATACTTGGAATCGTACCCGGTCGTCTCGGCGTCATCAGGAAAATGACAGTACCCAGGCCCCCGCTCTTCAATTTTAAGCCGGTCATAAATCAACTGCTTCGCCCGATCCACGCCAACCATAAACAAGGCGCACCGGTTACGGGTATTGCGGCTTGGCCGGTTATGGATCGGCTTCGTGGCTTGGTTACTCCCCTTAATTGCAAATACCCGCTGGTTCTCCCTCGGCAGCGTATACTTATACACAGTGTCGGTGGTTGCGTCAATTCCGCCGCTGTCGATCATCACGCAGGCGATACGCATTACATACCCGTCCTCACGGATAAAATCCTTTCGCCGGATGTCGTCAAGCCGTTTCCACACTGAAGGAAATTCTAAATCCCCGCTGTCGAGTTCCGTAGTCGGACCTTCAATCCGCCCGTATTCAATGCCAAAACTTTCCTCCCCGCGCGCCCAGCCGCATACTTCGTATTCAAGACGTGTCTTCTGTACGTCAACCGCCATTGTCAATTGCAATACTTCATTGGGCACCTGCGCGTTGTATTTTTCTACGCGCCGCGCAAGATATTCCTCCGCTATTGTTTCCCCCGAATCTTTCCACGGAAGCCCCAAAATTGTATTCGTAAATGTTTGTAACCGTTCGGGATCGTTGCCGGCCTCGTCGAACTTTCGCGCTATGGCCTTCCATGATAACCAACCGATGGGCGAATATAAAGAACTTAATGAAAATCCAACGCGCCAGTGCCCAGGGTTCTGCGGCACCCACTTGCCACCGGCCAACATTGCGGTCTTTTTATATTCCGGTATTCCCTCGCCACAATACGGACAATGTAAGAGTGTATCGTCGTATTTACCTTTTGTCCACTGCAGGTGTTCTATTTTAATCTCGAAATATCCCTCGTTACTTGATGATTCATGGCAATACGGACACTGCACCATATACACGCGCTGATCGCTTTCCTTGTACAGCCGCCAAATATTGGATGTTTCTTCAAGCGTCGGTGTGGACAAACAAAATAATTTAGCATAAGGGAATGTTGCCAACCGAGCGCGCACCAGTTCGAGCGGGTCGCCCTCGCCGAGTATCACGCCATACCTGTCTATCTCGTCGCAGATGGCGTTACCTATCGGCAGGGAAGCCAACGCCGAAGGGCTGTTCGATCCGCTCAATACCGTGTACCCCCCGTAATAAACTTTTTCCGTCAGCGAGTTGCCAATTCGTTTTTGCATTTTTGACCGCAGGCTTTCAATCGCCTCAATCGACGGCGACAGCCGTTGCTTGCTCAATTTAATCGCGTCCGTCTCGGTTGGCATCACATATAAAAAACTGCCGGGCTTGTTGTCCATTTGATAAAGCAAAAAATTGACCGCGCTTTCCGTCGCGCCTATTTGACTGCCTTTGAGGAATACAATCTCTTTCGCCTTGCTTTGTGGTGACAATTCTTTCATAACTTCGACGAGGTACGGCGTTCGGGCGTTACGCCACGGCCCCGCGCCAGATGAACCGCTTGCCGGTAGTACGCGCTTCTGTTCCGCCCATTCCGGTATTTGTATAAGCGGAGCGGGGCGCAGAACCTCAAAGAAGCCGTCAGCAAAAGGGTTGTCTATTGCGGCGGCGGACATAGCCGGACTTCTCCCGGTTGGAAAATATCCGGTCGCAGCGTCGCCGGATCAATCCCCAATGCCCGGCTGTACCGAATCGCATTTTCTGCCGATACGCGACTGCAGGAGGCGTCGGCGGATACACGGTTGGTAGGATAGCCGACTTTTTCCGCGACTTCTTTGTACAGTAATCCCGCCTCTTTTATGGCATGTTTCAGGTTGGATTCGTCCATTCCTGTTTCTCCTTTATTGCGTCCGCGTACCTTTGGCGGATCGCAATTATTAGTAAGTTTACTTCTTGTTCGAGCCGATGGAGGAAGTCGTGCTCGTCTGAATCTCGCATAGACGCCAGTTCCGGCGCGAGCCGCGACGGCCAAGACAGCAAGACGCCCATCACCATCTCGGCGAGTTCCACACCTTGCTTCTTGGCCTCGGACTTATCCATATACAGGCCGCTGGAAACTTTAAACTTCAACGCATTAATCTGAGCGACTGCCACGTCTTTGGCGTATTTGGCTTGCAACATCATCTGGTGGTTGACTTCCTGCGGGACATCTTTTGGCGGTGGGGAGTTTTTGCTGTCTTTTTTGGGCGGCCTGCCGCCGCGCATACCGTCAGGTAAAATACGGGCGTAATCCTGCATCTCGGCGGCGTCGCGTGTCGCCGAATACTCGGCTTGCACCGTCGCGGGGTCAAAAAGCGGGTGCCCGAATTTTCCCCGCCGCGCAGGTGTGAACCGCCCGGCCTTCACGCCGTCCGAAAAACTTTGCTTCGTTATTCCGAGCATCTTTGCCGCGTCAGTGCTGTTTATGAGGGTGTCCATAATCACAATATAGCATATAATATATAGCAATGTCAAGATTTTTTTGGGGCGAACCGCGTAAACCCTTCAATTTTCCCCATAGCAGGGTCGAAAACGCGCCCTTTTAGTGACCGCAGCCCAGCCTGCGCGGAAGTACCTTTCGCCGGCAGGGAAAAGCGGCAATTTTTGCCGGTCGTAGTCTGAAAATCGGAAAAAAGGGGTTACCATAAAATTGGTCCAAAAATGGTAACTACTACGTAAGTTATTGAAACTCATACACTTATGTGGTTAAAATTACCATAGACGGGAAAGGGGGGGGTGACTTTTATATATATGCGTATATATACGTATATATATATAATACATATACATATATATATATATATATATGGTAATTATGGTAATTATAATAACTAATTGGGTAAAAACCGCAGTAAAATAGATGGTTACCATTGGGGAACAATGGTAACCATGTGTATGGTATGGTAACTATGGCAGGGGAAAAACAACAAGCGCCATATTGTTCATATTTATACACAACATAGATATATACACAACATAGATATATACATAAATAAGATTATAAACCGTTTGCAAAAACTGCCATGTGGTGTTATCTTTATAACAGCGACGCTACAACTTTTTTAAAAAAAGGCGGTTTGGCATGAACGCAGTAATGACATCGCAACACACACCCCCGGCTTTGGCGCTATACCTCCTTTTGGTTTGTGCGTCGCTGCCTGCCTTAAAGAATACCCAACGCTGGGGGTTTTATTTTGATTGATTACACTGGACTTGCCCATACATTGCTTGCCAACGCGGATAGTTATCTGACGGACTGGCTTCCTGACGGTAAAAAATCCGGCAACGAATATATAGCCCTGAATCCGAATCGTGCTGATAGGACGCTTGGCAGTTTTTCCATTAATTGGAAAACTGGTGTTTGGTCGGACTTCGCGACCGGCACCAGTGGCGGCGACTTGATTAGTTTGTACGCCTATCTGAACAACCTCAAACAGTCCGAAGCCGCAAAGGCCTTGTCAGGCGCAGCGTACAAAATGCCTGTCAAAACGGTTAAAAAAGAGCCAACCGACGACGGCATGACCTTGTGCCGTCCTATTCCTGATGACGCGCCCGAACCGTACAGCAGAATAAAATTCGGCGAAAACGACTACCGCATGCCGTCCGCGATCTATACCTATACTGACGCGAGCGGCGCGGTGGAGTGCTATATTTACCGGTTTGAAGCGGGGAACGGGTTAGTCAAAAAGGAGTTCCGGCCCCTGACATGTTGGCGCGACAAGAGCGGGAAGGCGTTTTGGCGATTCAAACAAATACCTAATAATCGGCCCTTATATAAATTAGACGAATTGACACGGCACGCGAACAAGCCGGTATTGGTTGTTGGCGGCGAAAAATGCGTTGATATTCTGAAAGGGAAAATAGATGGGTATGTAGTAATAACATGGAGCGGCGGGGATAACGGGGTGGCGTTGACGGACTTTGCCCCGCTGACGGGACGTAAAATAACATGGTGGCCAGACAATGACGCGGTGGGGAAGAACGCTATGCGGCGGTTGGCGGACATCTACGGGGGGATAATATTAAATATCGACAGCGATAAATACGAACAGGGCTGGGATTGTTACGACGCGGTTGTCGCAGGCATGGATATTGCCGATTTTATTAAAACGCATATCGCCGCCGACGCCGCGCCTAAAATATCGGAAATCGCGCCGAAGGATATATTTATTCATTTGACGGCAAAAGGAAAAATAGTCGGCAGCATAGAAAATATGCGCGCCTTGTTGAAATACTATCAACTGGGGATCAGATATGATGTGGTGGCGAAAAGACAACGCTGTTGGGTTGCAGGGGAATATGACAAGTCCGATGATATTAATAGTTTCTACGCGAACGTGAGAAGCGCTTGCAACATTAATGATTTTCCGCGTCCTGACGTAATAACATTCCTTGACAAGATAGCAATGGAGACAAAATTAAATCCAGTTATGGATTGGATAACATCACGCCCGTGGGATAATAAAACGCGCGTAAATGCGATATGTGACGCTTTGTATTGCGATGATACTATTACCACGGAATTCAAAGAAATATTGATATTGAAATGGTTGATAAGCGCATACGCAGCGGTATCGCGTGAAGACGGCGATGATTTTAGAACGCGCGGCGTCTTGGTGTTACAGGGAAAGCAGTACATGGGAAAAACGTCATTTTTTCGCAGTTTGTGCGGTGAAAACTGGGGTGGTAACAAACTCTGGTACGGTGAAGGACGCCATTTGAATTCATCTGATAAAGATAGTATACTTTCCGCGCAAAAGTTTTGGATTACGGAACTTGGCGAGTTGGGAAGGACGACTAAGTGGTCAATAGAGGGGCTAAAAGCACTATTAACTAATCCATCACATACAATAAGAGAGCCATACGAGAAAGCGGCCTCTACGAAATGGAGTAGAACCGTTTACGCAGGAACGGTGAACGAAAAATATATATTGCCGGATTTAACAGGCAACAGCCGGTTTTGGTGTCTACCGGTTTTGAGTATCAAGGATATAACTGATATTGACATGCAACAAGTATGGGCGGAGGTGAAACACTTCAAAGACCAGGGCGCGACATGGTGGCTCACTGACGAGGAGGAGGCTACGCTGGCAATTAATAACAAAGAGTATCAGGAAATATCGCCCGTTGATGAATTATTGGCGGATAAATTGGACTGGGATACAGATTTAAAAATGGATTTATGGGATCGTAAAACATGCACAACAATATTGAAGGATTGCGGCATGAATAATCCTACGCAGGGCGACGCTCGGCGCGCAGCGCATTTTATCCGCGAACAGTTACATTGGGATAAAGCGCCACGGAGAACGACAAATAATGTTTGTCTTTATCCGTGTCCGCCGTTACGGAACATTAGAAATAATCAAAATAACTACTATAAAGGAGATGAATATGGCCAGAATTAAAACCCTTATCCTGAAAAATTTTCAGGGCGTGGCGTCGCAGGGTATTGACTTCGCCTGCGTCAATACGACGATCTACGGCAAGAACGGCACGGGCAAGAGCACGGTTGCGAATGCTATTGCGTGGCTGCTGTACGACAAGCCGAACGACGGCGCGAAAAACTACACGCCTAAAACGCACGGCGCGAACGGGCACCTCCACAACCTCGACCACGTGGCCGAGATGGAGATCGAGATGGACAATGGCTTGGAATACGGAACAATTTTGCGGCTCAAAAGGGTATACCATGAAATCTACCACAAGAAACGCGGCTCGAATATAGAGGAATTCGACGGCCACGTGACCGACCATTACATCGACGGCGTGCCGATGACAGAGAAGGAATACAAAGCGCGCGTCGCTGAAATATGCCCCACAGATATGGCGAAGGTATTGACGCAGCCCTGGTATTTTGCCGAGGGTATGGCGAGAGACGAACGCCGCCGCACGCTATTGAGCGTTTGCGGGGATATATCGGACGAGGATGTTATCGACGCCACGCCGGAAATTGCGGACTTGCCGGACGTGCTGCGCAAGCCCGGCGCGTCGGACGCGATGTATAGCGTTGACGAATACCGCAGGATAGCGGCGGCAAGAAAGGCGGATATTAACCGCGACTTGCAGTCAATTCCGTCGCGGATTGACGAGGCGAACAGAGCGATACCCGAAGTAGCGGCGAGTGCTGACAATATTGACGCTGATATGACCGCGAAACGGAAACAGATTGAAATGGAAAACGAAAAACTGCGGGGGATAAAGACGCCAAAAAGCAACGGCGAGGCGGAGGCGAACATTCGGGCGCGCATAGCCGACTGGGACGCGCGGCTCTCTGAAGGGCGTGCTGCGTACAAGGAACAGATTGCGAACGAAACGGACGCATACAGAAAAAGGAAAATGGAAAAGCAGGAAAAGTTAAACGCCGCAGAAAATGAAAGGGCGAGACTGAACCGCGAGTGGGAAGAGAAACGGCGCGAACTGGAAACGGTGAACAGCCGCAGGACGGCGCTGTTATCAGAATATAACACAGTGTCAGGGCAAGCATGGGATAAGACGAAAGAAATATGCCCGACGTGTAAACGCCCGTTGGAAGCAGGCGACGTCGAAGCCATGCGGCAGGAATTTAACCTTGCGAAAAGTGAAAAACTTGCCAAGTTGAAAGCCGAGGGCCAAGCCGTGGGCAAGGACGTAATCGCGGCCAAAGAGAACGCGATTAAAGATATAGAGAATATAATTACTGACGTGAACGCGAAAATAACGACGTTACACGGCGAGATTGAGAAAATAGAAGCCGAGATGCCAAAGCATATGGCGTATGAAGACTCGGAGGAATACTGCACATTTAACATACAAAGGGAGAAAGTCCGGCAGGAACTGGCGGAGATAAATACAGGGGTGTCAAGCGACGTCTCGGCGGCTGTCGCGGCGCAGGAGGCCGTGATTAAAAGCCTCGCGGCTGAATTAGAAAGAATCCAACAGGTAAAAGCAAACACGGAGCAGGCGACAAAACTGCGCGAGCGCGTGAAAGAACTGGAAGCATTGGAAAAAGAATTGGCGCGGAATTACGAACAAACAGAGCGCGGCCTGTGCTTGTGCGAGTTGTTTGTCCGCGCGAAGGTGTCCATGCTGACCGAGGCCATAAACGCGAAGTTTACAAAGGTGAAATTTAGGCTGTTTAAGGAACAGATAAATGGCGGCCTTGCTGATGACTGCGAAGTAATGGTGCCCGCTCATGGCGGCGCGTTTGTGCCGTGGGCCGAGGGCGCGAATACCGGCGCAAAAATCAACGCTGGACTGGAAATTATTAAGGTTTTGAGTAACCATTGGGCCGTATCTTTGCCAGTGGTTGTGGATAACGCCGAATGTGTGTCCGAGTGGGCGGACATTGGCGCGCAGCTTATAAGGCTTGTTGTAACCACAACGGACGATACGCTCCGAGTGGAACATGAATAAAATATTAACCATCAATAAAGGAGAAGTTATGGGAAGCACCACAGCAGTACAGAAGTCAACCGGCACCGCGCCGGCCACGGCCCTTAATTCCGGCGAGCGCTTTGCGGCGGCGGTGAGAAAGGAATTTGGGCAAGAGGTCGGCAGCGACGTCGAACAGGACGAGCACAGAAATAGGCTTATGCAAGGCTATTTTGTGTGCATTGACAAGGCGCTGAAAGTAGCCGAGGTTGGGCGCGTCAAGAAAAACACGTACAACCGCGATCACAAGTGGGACAATACCGTGCCGGTGACGTGGGAGAGCGTCAACTTGCCGAGCCTCGCGAAGGATATTGTCGCGAACGCAAGGTTGGGGCTGGACATGACAATCCCGAACCAGTTGTATCCGATACCGTATTACAATAAGGACACGAAGTTGTATGACATTAACCTGATGAAAGGGTATAACGGGATCATCCACATCGCCGAAAAGTACGCGCTCCACAAGCCGAAGAATGTAACTGTCGAGCTTGTGTACAGTACAGACTTTTTCGCGGCAATCAAGAAATCCCGCGAGAATCCCGTGGAAAGTTACGAGTTTGAAATCAAACAGCCGTTCGCGCGCGGCGAAGTGGTTGGCGGCTTTGGGTATATCGAATTTGACGAACCGAACAAGAACAAACTGGTATTAATGGATTTGGACGCTATCCTGAAACGTAAACCGCAAAAGGCCTCTGTGGAATTTTGGGGCGGCGTCAAAACTGAAAAGAAATGGAACGCCGAAACTAAATCCTACGAGGAGGTAGAAGTCGAAGTCGCCGGTTGGATTGAGGAGATGTATCTCAAAGTAATCAAGCGGGAAGTGTATTCAGGGAAATATCTCCCGATTGATCCGGACAAGATTGACGACAATTATCGCGCAATGGTAGAGCGCGACATGCTCAATGCGGAAATCGAAACGGAACGGGAAATTGAAGAGAACGCCAACGCGGTGCCTATCGCTGCCGTGGCGCAGGCCGCGCCGGTGAATGCCGCGCCTGCTGACAAGGCGGAAAGCGAGCCGTTTTAATGGAGATTAAATCTCTTGCTTCCGGCAGCAAAGGCAATGCCTATATTGTCAGCGACGGAAAAACCCGCGTCTTGATTGACGCGGGGATTCCTATGAGTGAAATTCGGCGTGGTTGCAATTTTATGATAAGCAACCTGACGGCGTGCCTGATTACGCACGCGCACCAAGACCACTGCAAGGCGGTCAAGGATTTGATTGGTATGGGATTAGACTGCTATATGAGCAAGGGAACGCTGGACGCGCTCAATGTTGTTGGACACCGCGCGCACATTGTGGACGCATTGAAAGTATATGAAATCGGCACGTTCTTTGTCACGCCGTTTGACGTGGAACACGACGCGCCGGAACCGTTGGGCTTTGTATTGGAATCGACCGTAACAGGTGAAAAACTGCTTTACTTTATTGATACCTGTTATGTTAAATATACGTTTGAGGGGATTACTCACTTGATGTGTGAGTGTAATCATGACACGGCGAGTATCAAGGCGGCGATAGAAAGGGGGGATTTACCGGTTGAAATGTTGCCAAGACTGATGAAATCGCACATGAGTTTGGACACGCTGTTGAAGTTTTTGCAGGCGAACGACATGGCTACATTGCGCCAAATATACTTGTTGCATACAAGCGACCGCAATAGCAATGTCGAACGAATGCGGGAAGCCGTACAGAAAGAAACAGGGGTTGAAGTATACATTTGTTAAACCTTATACCAAAGGAGTTGGTATGGAAACAGCATTAAAACGTAAGGCCCATTTTACGGAAATTGGGCCGAACGGGAAGCTCGGACGGGAGGTTCCGGACGAGTATGAAAAGGCGGCGGAAACGGCGTGTTTGAGGAACGCGCCGGTGAAGATCACGCTGACCATAACCGTTTGCCCACCGGAGTCGGAGAACATCGGTAAAGTCAGTTATGACTTGAAGACGACCTTGCCGACAAGGAAGTCCATCGCGTTTGACGCCGCATTTGACCGGAATGTTGTCATTGCGACGAACAGGCCGTTGGAGCCTATTGTGGCGCAGGAAGCGCTGACCTTGCTGCCGGAGTTCAGCACGATCAGTGTGGACGGGAAAAACGTTCCGAACCCTTTTCTGAAGGAGGTCGCGAATGGATAATCCGAACATCAACATCAACGTAAGTGAGACGGCCACGCCGGTGCTGCTCGGACGCGATGTAATCACCTTGCAGGATGAGACCGAGCACGTATTTCGCACAAATGATATGGGCGCGTTCGTCAGTTATTGCAAGGATGTTGGGACGGCGGAAAAGAAAATTTATTTCTGTTCCGAAAAGGTTCGTATGATTGTCGCCAAGCCCGACCGCTATACCGAACCCACCGCCGAATGCGAAGTCGTGCAGACGCCGTTTGTGAAGTTGCTGGTTGGCATGGAGGATCACGCAATGAACTTGATGGATTTTGAGGAATTGCTCTTTACCATGCGTCCGTTTTTGGACGAGGGCGGGTTGGCTCTGTACAGTTACGTTCGGAATTTTAGCGCGTCCAAAGTAACGTCCGTGAAGCGGGAAGTTGATAACAAAGGGAATTTTTGCTATAACGTTACGCGGGAGAAAGGCGGCCCGACTGACGTTGAAATTCCTGAAACGCTGACTTTCAATATTCCGATGATCGAGAACGCGAAAAACATGACGTTGCTGACCTTCGACGTATATTTTTCTTGGAAGGATCAGCCTGACGGGTGCAATGTAATATTTAAGTTGAAGAACCCGTTATTGGGGATGGAAGTCAAGTTTGCGCTCAAACAGTCGCTCTCCGATGTCATGGAAGAACTTGACTGCCCGAAATATTGGGGAAAGTTGGACGCGCACAGAAATGATAACAGCTGGCGGTATGTGTTTAACGGAATTGACGAAGTCGCAGAAATAGGGACGTAACCATTAACAGGCGCGCTCCATACGGGGCGCGCATTTTTTATTGCTATGATTGAATTATATGACGATCAGAAAATCGCCGTGCAGAATATACTTAATGCCTACCGGCAAGGCCATAAATCGCCCTTGTTGGTTGCGCCATGCGGCTTTGGGAAAACCGTAGTATTTGCGCACGTCGCCGCACGCGCGAGGGCGAAAGGAAACAGAACGATTATCTGCGTCCACCGGCAGGAATTACTCCGGCAGGTATGCGCAACGTTGGCGCGGTTTGACGTGCCTTTTGGTGTTATCGCTGCGGGATTACCCACGAACGCAAAAGAACCAGTACAAGTGGCGTCGATACATACCCTCGTTCGCCGGTTGGAATACTACGACGCGCCGAATATAATTGTAATTGACGAGGCACACCACGCCGTCGCGAATACGTGGAAAACAGTCATTGATACATATTCAACGTCGCGAATTTTGGGCGTTACGGCCACACCGTGGCGCGCCAACGGCGAAGGCCTTATATCCGTATTTGATACTATGATTATAGGCGCAACCGCAGAGGATTTGATAAACCGTAAAAGACTGGCGAAGCCGATATATTACGCGCCGCCGCAGGTTGCGCAGTTTGACGACGTCCGAACGCGCATGGGCGATTACCAACAAACAGAAATAGACAAGCGCATGGACAAGCCGCATATAACCGGCGACGCCATTAATCATTATAAGCGTATATGCCCCAACGCACGGGCGGTGGTATTTTGTACGTCGTGCCGCCACGCAGACCACGTGGCCGCAGATTTTTCAGCCGCAGGAATACCCGCCGCGTCCATTGACGGCGATTTATCTGACGCCGACCGCAAACAACGGATTGATGATTTAGCCGCAGGAAAAATAAGGATATTAACGTCGTGCGAATTAATCTCGGAAGGCTTTGATTTGCCGAGCGTGGAAACGGCCATAATGTTACGTCCTACGCAGTCGTTGGCGGTGTGGATTCAACAGGCGGGGAGGGCGTTACGCGCAACGCCGGGTAAAGTCAACGCACATATCCTCGACCACGTTGGTAATATTTTCCGGCACGGGGCGATTGAGCAGATAACAGATTGGAGTTTAGAGGGCGCGCCAAAAAACGCGCGCAATAAAGACACCATACCGACAATCAAGAGATGTAAAAATTGTTTTGTGGTGTTTCCGGCGTCGCTTTCTGCGTGCCCTGAATGCGGGGCCGCGCCGGTGAAAACACGGCGGGAAATCGAACAACAGCAAGGCGAATTAAAAGCATTAAATATCGCAGAGATAAAAGCAAGGCGCATATTGGAACGACAAAGCGCACAAGATTTGTATTCTTTGATAAGGTTGGGTGTGGAGCGAGGATATAAATACCCACAGCAATGGGCGCAGAAAGTACATAACGCGCGGTTACGGAAGGCGGCCCAATATGGACAGTGAGAAGAAAATCCAAGCGGAAATCCTCGCTGCCCTCGGCAGCCGCCGCGACGTCCGGCTGTTTCGCAACACGGTGGGGCACGGGTTCACAGGGAATGTTGTTGATTATACGGGCGGGGTGGCGATCCTCAACAACGCCCGGCGCGTTACTTTTGGGCTATGCGAGGGGTCGAGTGATTTAATCGGCATTAAAAAGACAATCGTAACGCCGGAAATGGTTGGGCGGGTCGTCGGTGTGTTTGTCGCTGTGGAGGTGAAGTCCGAGCGTGGCCGGCCAACCGCCGAGCAGGAGGCGTTTGTGCGGATGGTGGACGGCTTCGGGGGCGTGGGAGTGGTTGCGCGGTCGGTGGGCGCGGCTACTGCGGCGCTGACGCGAGGGCCTCAACCGTGACGAGGGCGACTTCTTTTTTTGCGTCCGTCAACTTATTAAATGCAAGCAGAAGCCGTGCCTCTTCCGGCGTTGGGGGCAGCTGTCCGATGCCGTGGGAGCGGAGTAAATCTTCAACCCGTCCGAGGACGACAGCAGTTATAGGGCGACTTCCCCGCTCCATTGCCAGCAGGGTAGGGATGGAGATGCCTGCGGCCTCGGCGAAGTCAGATTGGCGCATTTTGAGCTTCTTTCGCGCTTCATATACATATGTATTTGTATCTGTTGGTGTTCTCATACTTATAATATACTACATTTTACAAAAAAAAGCAATAGTTTTTTTATATTATTTTTTATTTATGCCGCATGGCGACGCAGACCTCGGCCACGGACGCCTTCCCGCCCTTTCATTATATTCAAAAAACCGCGTTATTCGGGCACTGGGGGCCGTTTTTGGTGGTATTCTGCGAATATACCCCCTGCACCTCCGCGAGGGAGGCTGCCTTCGGGGGTTTGGAGGGGCTTTTTTTGCCCCAAAACCGTGTTTTTTAGCGTTTTTTAGGGTATTTTACATAAAAATACAAAATAATACAAAAAACATTTGTTTTTTATTTTGTATTATGTTATATTTAATAATAGAGGGGCGGGGATAGACGCCCGAACGAAACAAACAAAAAAAAGGAGCAGTAGAATGGAAAACACAATCAAGAATCTCGCAACGCAAATTGCGAGGAGCACCAACGAGGAGCAGGCGGAGGCCGCGAAGGAAGTGTTAAACGCGACCAACGAAACGGCGGTCAGGGAAGCGGCGCAGCGCGTCTATGCGGCGGCCCTGAAAATCGAAAATAACGAATACGACGAGCAGGTCGCGGCGGCAATCAAGTAAATAAACCAATAATCGGGGCGGGAAACTGCCCCATATAAAAGAAGGAGACGTACAATGAAAAAGCAGGAAATGACAATCGAAGAGCGGAAGGCGGCCATCACGCCACTGAAATCCAAGTTGGGCGAGTTGCAGGACGAACTCGCAACCGTGACCGCCGCCGAGGAAGACTTGACGGCGAGGAAGCGGGCGTTCCGGCTCGCCCTCGAAGAGAAGTATGGCGAGTTAATGACAGGGGCCTTGCAGGAGATACTGCCTATCGGCAAGTATGCCGTGCACGTAAGCCAGTATTGGATGTACGGCACAGGGAAAGGCGCGGAAATCAAAATCAGCCGCGAGGATGACAAAGACCACGACTTCGGGGTCATAATCACCGAAGGCGAGTTGAGCCGGTATAGCACGTGGTCGCAGAGCGGCGACAGCCCCGACGACGCCAAGGCGACAATCGCGTACTACGAGGTGGTGTCCAAGTTGCTGTCATTTGTCACCGATCCGGCGAATAAGGCGATGTTGTCGCGGGTTTGCGATGCCGTTAATACGCCGTATAACATGGAGGGGGAAGAGTTGTCAAGCCGGACGCCGGATAACATCCGGCAGGAAATTGAGGCGGTAAATGCCGAGATACGGAAGTTACAGGTTTACGTTGGCGCAAAAGCGACCATCAAGCGCCCGAGGAGGCCGGGCAATGAAAGATTTAAGGATATTATCGTCGCCAAAGTGACGCCTAAAAAATTCTACTACCGGTTCATTTTTAGCAACTACGATGGGAATTTGACGTGGTGGGATGACAGCGCGTCTATTGATGATTGCAGATTCACCTTCGCCGAGATTGCGGCGTAAATATAACCAACGGCGGGGCGGAATCCCCGCCAGAAAGGATTGTTAAAATGACGTACTACAAGAAGATGACGCCGCCCGACATGATACCCGTTGTCCTGTGGCGCGTGGCGGCCAAAGAAGCCAAGCAGTTGTTGGCGACCGGAATGATCCACAGCCGCAACCGCGAGTGGGTTGAATACCACCGGCGCGACGACCTGTTGGGCGTGATCGACAATGGCCGCTTTGTGCCGTACTACACGGAGCGCTACTGGCGGCGGCGGACGGCTTAAAACTAAATAATCAACGGGGGCGAAAGCCCCCTGAAAGGAAGGACAAGATGATAAGGACGTGGGAAGTTGAAGCAGAAATCGCTGAAATCAAGCGCGAACTGGAAGCCGAGCATCGGCGGTGGGGCGAGACCGGCCCTGGCTACCCCGAAGAGGAGGCGGCGAGTGCGCGGTGGGTATCGGAGCTGCAGGCGAGGTTGGCCGCCCTCGAAGCGACGCTCGCGTTGCCTGACGAGATCAGGCAGTACGAAGTCCCCATGCCGATGGGTGAAGTAAAGGTCGTATCCGTGAACATGCAGACGTTTAACATGACCGAGAAGACGAAAGGCTGGAACGACCCCACGAAATGGACGTGGGAGCCGGTTGACAACGAAAAGGTCAAAGACTATATTGGGAGCGCAATCTGGACGGGGAAGGCCGTCAGGATTAAGTAAATAATTCAGGGCGCCCTGCGTGCCCATAAACTATATTAAATATGCCCCTGCGGGGGCGGAAAGGTGGTAACCATGAAATGCTATGCAGTGGCTTGGGATGGCGGCAGGAAGACGTATTACAAGACGGCGGCGATGGCGAAAGACTACGTCGCCGAGGCGGGTGGTGCAGCGACCTATATGGGTGCGACGGATCGCCCGAAGGACGAGATCAGCGGGGCGGTTGGCTCGGAGCGCGACCACCGCCGCCGCTAAAAAAAAGCGGGGCCGCTGACCGTATCAGCAGCCCCTACCGCCTTACGG